GGCGCGGTAACTCTTCCCAAGGCAATTGACATGGCAACGGAGGATTTTCTGAGCAAAGGTATCAGCTGCATTGAGTACAAGGACGGCAAACGAGTAAACATTGCGGATTATGTTCAGATGGCGCTCAGAACAGCCGCTACGCGTTCCTATTTACAGGGAGAAGCTAAAAAGAGAGCTGAACTAGGAATTGATACCGTTCTGGTATCCCAATACGGAGCCTGTTCCGAGACCTGTTTGCCGTGGCAGGGCAAGGTATACATTGACGATGTATGGGGCGAATGGGAGGGGGAAAGAAACGGAGATCTGGGAAGAAGCAGAAACGGGAACTGGTATCCGCTTCTTTCCGTGGCGGTAAAAAATGGCTTGTTCCACCCTAACTGCCGCCACACCTTATCAACGTGGTATGAAGGAATCAGTACGTTGCCTAAACCGATGGATAAGGAGACAATACGCCGAAACTCCCGGCTGGAGCAAAAACAGCGGGCAATGGAAAGGGAGATTCGAAAATGGAAGCGTTTGGAGATAGGTTCCGCAGATCCGGAGGACAAGAAAAAGTATTCTCAAAAGAGACAAGCGGCGCAAAAACAGTTGAAAGAATTTGTCAATCAGCACGGTAATGTTTTACGCCGAGACTATTGGAGGGAAAAGGTCTATCCTTCGGTACAGGCTCTTGAAAAATCCGGTCAAAAGATTATACTTAATGATGTAAATTTAACGCCGTTGCCTATAAATTCTGAAAGCCTTTCGTCTATCCAATCCTTTTCTTGTGATCTTTTGTCCCCTCAATTACAAAACAAGCTCAAAAATGAACATAAAAAACTTTTGATTTCTATTTCTGGCAGAACTTTAGGAACGGAAGCCGGAGCAACATATGATCTGCAAATGAACCGCTTGAATAGTACGGTTGGAGAACCGGGGGCTGGAAATATCAAAATTCCTAAAGAAACTGTCCCATACATAGTAATGCATAGTCACCCTACCGGTGAAACTTTTACGCACACGGATTTGATCTTATTTGCAAAAGATCAAAACATGAAAATGATTACAGCGGTAGGAAATAACGGCTTTATTTATGCAGCCGAGAAAACAGATTCGTTTTCTTTGCTGGAATTTAGCCGCCTTTGGGAAGAGGCAAAAGCTATGTATCCTGACTATTTGGACACGCCGCAGAAATACATGAATTGTATTGAATATTTACTGAAAGGGATTGAACGATGTGGAATCCAATATCACACCACACGAGCGTGAAAAAATGAAAAAGTTTTTACAGGAGCACCCGATTAATCCGGAGTATGACGATGAGTGCGAGTTTCTAGATGGAAACCCACCAGAGGATCAATTAACCGCCCGGCTGTACCAGGCTGTTTTAGACGAAAATCCGGAATCGTAACCACCCGCCCAAAAAGCAGGGTGGTATTTTTATACCTAAATTCAGGAGGCAGCCATGATATGTCCATATAATGTTAAGGTCCATATTACCGTACAGCAATGGACACAGGAATACAGCGAAGAAAACGAAAACCAATTGCCTACTGGTACCACATGGACAAACGAATATTTTAAACAAATGGACTGTGTCCGCGAGGAATGCGGCGCTTTCTATAACGGCAGGTGCAACTACAAAGGCGAATGAATTTAATATTGTTTGATTAAGCAGCTTTCGGGCTGCTTTTTTTACGCCCAAAACATGCTGTACGGCGTAAAACTCTGCAAGGAAATTTAAGGCCGACAGGCTATAAAAGGAGCGGATTACGCATGAAAGAAATGGAACAGGAAACTAAAGTTGAGACCCAGGAAGAAGACCAAAAGGACGATAAGCAGGAAGAACAGACCTCTGCCGCTAATTTACCGAAGACGCAGGAAGAACTTGATGCTCTCATTGAGGGGAGAATTAAGCGTGAACACAGGAAATGGAGCAGGCAGCAGGCGCAGCAGTCTCAAGACACCGCACCGCAGCCAGCCGCACCGCAGGAAACGCCCGCGAGTGATGCTTACCAAAAAGAATTAATGGAAGCAAAAGCGCAGATAGAAGCTTTCAAGAGCGGTGTGCGGTCTGACGCTGTGGAGGACGCTGTATATCTGGCTGTTCGGGAAGTTGAGAAAAGCGGTGACGAGGTGGACGAAGATACGATCCGAGAAGCGCTTAAGAACGTATTGAAGAGACACCCGTCCTGGAAGAACACAGAGAAGCAAAAAACGGGGATCAAAGTCGGAGCAGACGCGGAAGGCTCGGAAGGAAATTCCAAGAAAGCTTCCGTGGTCTCCGGGAAAGTAATTTTTTAAGTTGAAAGGAAGATTTATTTATGGCAAGAACAAATGCGATTAGTTTGCTTTCGGGAGTAAGCACCCCGGCAACCCTGGCGGAAATTTACGGCCTGGTAATTGAGAACGTACAAAAATCCACTCTTTCCACGGCGTTAAAATCGCAGCAGTATACTGGCAATCCCGCCGCTGGTTCCGTAGAGTTTAAGCGTTTTGCAAACAGCGAGGCGAAAACCTACGGCACCGCGCGAACCGCCGCAAAAGGCGATAAGATTACCGTTCCGCCCACCACTGTGAATCTAAGCACCCACAAAGAAATTGTGGAAGAAGTCGCAAAGTTTGATATTGACACCTTCGGGGTGGCTGGAATTATGCAGCGCCGTGCGGACAATCACGTGCTGACGATGGCGGCTGATCTGGATAGAGCTTTTTTCACCGAGGCAAGCACTGCGGGAACAGCTTTCACGCCCGCTGGTGAGGTCACTGAAATTCAGGATATTGTGGAAAGCATGATTCAAACTTTAGAGGTCGTTAAAAACGACTATACCGACGGTGTCGACAGAAATATGATGGATTTAGTGCTGTCCCCGGCCCAGTACGGCAAGCTGCGTACTTTCCTGGATACCCAAAGCAATCCCAATGTGAATACCGCTGGTGAGGAGTTTGGTATGTATCACGGCGTACGGGTGTACAGCTGTACCAGGCTGCCGGTAACAACCGAGACAGTAGAAACCAGCAAAACTAAAACCACAACTACCAACGGCATTTTGATGATTCGCGGCGCGGTAGCTCAGCCTGTGGTTGTAGATCAGTACAGCAATCCGGAAAAAATCCCACTATCTAATGACTATGCGGTTTCATTGTTTTACGATTACGGCGTGAAGGCACTGACGCCGGATTTGATTTTTAAATGGCAGACTAGTGTGACTGTCTGATGAGGAAGCCGAAGTGAAGATTATCAACAAAGAAACCGGCGCGATCTTGGAAGCCTCTGACGAAATTGCAAGGGGCTATCTTAAAAATCCTTCCTTTGTCCAGCTAAAAGAAGAAATGTCGGTGAAGAAACGCACCCGTAAGGAGGAGTGACAAATGGTGTTGAGCGTGGAGGAATACAAGGCCATGAGCCGGTTGGAAAACTTTCCCTCTGACGATGCGATTGAAAAAGCAATTAAGGAAGCGGAGGAAGACGTTAACATCATGACCTACGGCCGCATTTACGCGCGCGGGTTCGATACGCTCAGCGCATTTCAACAGGAAAAGGTCAAATTGGCGGTTGCCCGGCAGGCCGATTTTAGAAGCCAGTATTCCGACCTGCTGAGCAATCCCCTCTCCTCTTACTCCATTAACGGAGTATCCATGAGCTGGGATAAAAGCGTGTTGACAAAAAGCAACGGGGTTGCTACTTCCCGAGATGCAGCCGGCATATTAAATCAAACCGGGCTTACCTATCGGGGGGTGTACTGATGAAATGGCCTGAGCTTGTGCCGGATTCCGTCTGTACGATTCCGGTTAGGATTCAGTTTGAGGTTGGAATCAACGAGGACGGAAGCCCGAAGAAAGCCGTCCTATTTGAAGGAAACTGCAATTACTCCGAGAAATCCAAACAGGTGCTTGACCAGGAGCGCAGGCTTGTTCAGCTTCAGGCGACCGCCTTGTTTAACGGCGATATCGCTCCGGGATTGGATATTTCCGGCGAAGCGGTGATAAACGGCGGAACAGTAATTAGAAGGATCTATTCTTCTTCCCGCGCCAGGAATCCCGACGGAACCGTAAACTTCACAAAATTGGAGTTGATGTAATGAGTTTGAAGCTGAATATGCAGGAAATCAAAAGGTTAAATAATTCCGCCATCCGCGCGATGGAACAGACGGTTGATGCTCTGCAAACCGAAGTCAGAACCGCGCAGGTAATGCCCTATGACAACGGAGATATGCAGAATAATGATACTTTTGCAGAAACGTCCGTCCGTGGCCATGAAATCGAATCCAGGCTGATTACCGGTTCCGTGCAGGCACGCAGGCTGTATTATCACCCGGAATATAACTTTCAAACCGTTAACAACCCCAATGCTGGAGGCAAGTGGCTGGAGCCGTGGATCGATGGAGAAAAGAAGGATTTCGCACAGACGACATTTAACACGCTGTACAAAAAGGAGGTAGAGAGGGGTGACGCTTGAAAATATAGTGGCGTGGCTGAAAGCTTTAGACCCTGAGCTTTCCGATTGTATCGCGGCGGGCAGTATTGACGGAAGCAAGGAAAAGTTTGTTGGCGTCTATAACGACGGCAGGGTAAAAGGGAACTCCCGAATCTGTCTTGGAGGGGCGGAAAACGTTAGGTATGCTTATAAAAATGTTACGGTGCTGATCCACTGGACAAATAACGCCTACCTGGCGGAGAAGAAAGCACAGGACATTTTTCATTTGATTTATGGAAGCTGCGGCTTTTCGACAGGCGGCGTCTCCGTTATTTCTGTTGATCCTGGTCCGTGTCCTGTTTCCGCAGGGAAAGACGAGTATGGGATTTTTGAGTACGTAATTAACATGGAAATTTGCTATGAAAGGATTTGATACTATGGCGACTACTGGAGTGCTGCCGGTATTTAAAAACGAATTTAAAATAAGCACCAGCGGACGCGGAGATTCTCCTACTATGGCGGTGGTAAAGGAAATGGAAACCTTTTCGGTTTCTATGGACGGCAACGTGGAGGAATGGACCCCGATGGACACCGAGGGCTGGGGCCGCAGGCTGACGACTGGAAAAATGTTTACCATTTCATTATCGGGGAAGAGAAATATCGGTGACAGCGGCAATGATTATGTTGCGGGCCTTGCGTGGAAAACCGGAGAGGACTGCAACAGTAAAGCGGAATGGACCTTCCCCAGCGGCGCGAAGCTTGAGTTTGACTGTGTAATCAATGTAACCACCCCGGGAGGCGGAGATTCCACGAATGTAGATTCACTGGAGTTTGATTTGATGTCTGACGGAAAGCCGACGTATACCCCTGCCAGCGCCGGCTAAATAGAGTATAGGTGTAGGCTCCCGCAACCGGGGGCCTATTTCTTTTAAACGGAGGAATAAAAAATGAAATTATATACCATCGACAACGCATTGCTTACAGAGTGCCCTGAGATCAGGATTGGGGATAAAGTATACCCTTTGGACGACAGGCAAAAGACCGCAGAGAAGGTTATGAAGCTTATTCCGGAAGACGGCGCCGACAGCAGAAAAGAAAGCATGAAGATGATCCGGGAAGCCTTCGCCCTGGTTTTTGGAAAAGAACATGCTCAGGAAATCGAGGACATGAATTTAAGGTATCCGGCTTATCTTCGCCTTTTTGAAACTGTGATCGCCGCAATGAGCGGAGAGGAGCCGGAAGACGTGGCGAAACGATTTCAAAGCTCAGAGAACAGGCTTTCAAAATGAAGTGTGGTATGACCTGGAATACGACCGGGTTTTAATTGAGCAGAGTATCGCGAAGCAGTACCGGGTACTGCCTTCGGAGCAAGGCGATCTACGATACTCCGATTGGATCAAAATGGTAAGCGGCCTTATGGACGACACGCCGCTGGGCCGTATTGTCATGATACGCTCAGAGACTGACAAAGAACGTATTAAAAATTTTTCTCTGGAGCAGCGCAGAATCCAATCCGACTGGAAAAGGTTCCGTTCGCAGCGGCTTCAGCATTTTGATTCCAATGATTATGACAAGCAGATGCTTGCATTAGAAAGCATGTTTGCGTCGTTAGCGGGTGGTGAGAAAAAGTGAGCACAGAAGTAGGAAGCATTTATCTATCTTTAAATCTAAAGGACAATGTACAAGCGCAAATCGGACATCTGGCTTCAAAAGCGGACAGACAGGCTGCTTCCAGCTTTAAGCGGGTTGGAGACACGGCGGGGAAAGCGATTAACCGGGCTATGGCTAATATGAAATTGCCGACCCAGCCGCTGAACAGATCAGTAGAATCCGCGAAAGCAAAAATTGAACAGCTGCGCGTCGCAATGGGCGCGTTGGACGAAAAGATGGACGCCATCTCAAAGAGAAAATACGACGAATTATCCAGCTTTTATAAAGACGCGAACGCCTTAGACCAAGCGGCGGCAAAAGCGACGCTGGCAGATAAGGCGTATCAAAAACTCGGGGCGCAGTATGATAAATTGATTTTAAAGCGCAAGCAGGCGGAAATTTCTCTCGCAGCTGCTATTAAAGTCGCGGATTCACAGACGGAATCGAAACGCCTCGCAATGCATGAGCGTGTAACTCGGGCGGCGCAGAAGGCGGCGGAAAAGCAAAAAGCCGCCGCCACAAAAGCCGCTTTGCAACAGCAATCGGTTGCCGAAAAAACTTCCGGCCGTATTCAGTCTACGTTTAACAGGCTGGGACAAAGTATCAAAATGGCGATCAAAGCGGCCTTTATCACGTCGGTATTATATTCGTTCTTCAGGTCATTCAAAGAAATGATTTGGGGCGCCCTTTCCTCCAACACCGAATTTATGAATTCCTTAAATGCGGTGAAAATGAACCTGACGGCCGCATTTATGCCAATTATTCAATCCGTCATGCCGATTTTAAACGCGCTGATGTCGGCATTAGCCCAGGCAACGAAAGCGATCGCCAGCTTTATATCGTCACTCTTTGGAACGACCTACGAGGAATCCTATGCGGCAGCACAGCAGTTGCAGCAGACGCAGGACGCCGCAATAGGTACG